TGTTGTTGGCATCAGTAATTATGAATACGAAGTTCTTAAAAATAATAAGAAAAGATCAATTTATATTTTAAAGAAAGGTTATCTTCAACAATATCTAAACGATATGAGAAGAATTATGTATTATGATAAATCTTCTCAATATGTTGATAAAACTTTAATTCGTACTGAGAACACTAGAGTCACAATGCCATAAAAAAGGGGGGAGGTTTCCCTCCCCATTCTTATCACTCGGCAAGTTTTGCAAAATAACTCAGAGTATCATCATCCTCATCCTCATCGACTGAGGAAGAACGAGTAGGAGCAAGATTCTTCAGTTCTGTACGAAGATCTTCATCGAGTTCACGAACCGAACCACGAGAAGTTGATTCCTCATCGGCAACTTCGGGATCTTGACGACGAGCACCCTTGTTACCAAGCACATAATCAAGACGCTTCTTCAGTTCATCATAAGACTTGAACTGATCAGGAGCAACGAGTTCTGCAAGAGAATACTGCTTCTTCCACACTGCTTCCATCGCATCATCATCGTCGAGCATAGCACCTTGTGCGGCAAACTCACTGGAATCATAGTTGCGATAACCGGCAACGTTCTTTGCCTTCAGTTTGAAGTTAGCACCCTGCCAGAAGTCAAACGGATCGATAGGAGTCTCATCCTCAAACTCAGGTTGCATTGCGGCAGTGATCTTATCAAAGATTTTCTTACCGAACTTATAAAGAAAGACTTTACCTTCATTATCAGGATTGGCAGGATCTTTGACCACATAGATGTTACTTACATAAGTCAGTTTACGCTTCTGCTTACGGGCAATTTCCTTACCAGCATCTGTACCATTGTTCCACAGTTCAGAATTCATTTCCGAAACTGGATCTTTCTGGTTCAGAGTGGTGAGAGAGTTTTCAATGTACCAACCACCAGAACCTTGGAAGGCATGAGAATACAACTTAACAAACGGCAGATCTTCGCCGTTAGGAGCAGGAAGGAAACGAATGACGGCATAACCGTTGCCGCTCTTATCGCATTCGAGTTTCCATACACGATCATCACCAGATGATGTGGTATTATTCATTTTTTCGACTTCCTTGACCAGTTTCGCGGTCAGGGAACCAAGTTTGGATTGTTTCTTAAGATCAGAAAAAGACATTTGAATTCGTTGTGTAAATTGGGTGTTTTGGATTTACTTGGATATTATAACAAAAATGATTTCACTTGTCAATAAATTGTTTGAGAGATTCAATTGTTTTAGTCATACTATTGAACAGTACGTTCATATCTGTGTCTGGTGGGAATCCCATCAGAGCCACAGATTTGCGCAGATTCTCTTTCATCTCAACTGCTTGTGAGTCTTCAGAAAGAGAAAGTCTTGTGTACATGATGCGTTGCTTTTCTAACAACAAAGACAGTTTGTCAATGTGTTCTAGTTTATCTTCACGGGTCATAGAACCAAAAGACAGGATACTCCCGTAAATGAACTTTTGAAGTTCATTAATTTCTTCAAGTTCATCCTGAATCAACTCAGAGTCAAAGAATTTACTCATTTACTATTTCCCGTAGAAGTTTTTTGTACTGAAACTTATCAATATTTAGAAATGGTTTGTACTTCTTAATTTTTAAACTTACTGTTTCCCATACAGGATCCAGAAGTTTTTTATCAAACACATCACCAAACATGAATATTATATCATAAATCACCAAAGTTTCAATACCAATCTTCCCACTCAGGAATTTTTTTAGAATTGGTGGATGACCTCTCGAACAGTTGAAAGCATCTTCTAATTTTATTTCCGAGAACAATTCTTCCGATTGTTCTTTGAACAAGTAAGTCAAACTCTGCTGTCGTTTCATCCACTCGACGTATGTTTTTTCTCCGGAATTTATGATTTCTCCAATCCATATGTTTTGTGGGTTATCTGTGGCAACAAAATTTGATACAAGAAAATCAACAATTTCCTTATCAGAATATTTCCTTGAAGATTTCTCGAAAAAATATTTATCTTTGCGTTTGTTAAAAGAAGTCAGAGTTGCTCTGGACTTTCCACCATACTTAAAGAAATCATATTTTGGATTCGTGAAATGACTTTTGAGAGAAAGATAATGTTGATAGGTCTCAAAAGGACTCATAGGGGAAGTTTTGCTCTCGAAGTTTTCTTCATGAAATTTAAATTAATAGCATCATATTTCAACCGCTCTTTAAGGGGTTTAGATATAAGTTTAGTAATAGAATCAACTTCAATACCATTAATTTCACAATAATGACAAATGGCATCAATATAGTTCATATTTTCTTCTGCAACAATTTTTTCCACTTCTAGAGAAAACTTGGAGGGAGTCAGAAACTTATCCTCTATTGCTTGTTCTAATTCTTTATTTGGTTCCATAATGCTCAAGTTTATCTCCAACAAATTTTCTAATATATTGGACGAGCAATTTAAGGTACTTTGCTTTGTCGTATTCTTCATAAACTACACATTCTCCATTTTCACATGACATGATGATAACAAATTTTTTGACTGGTATCTCAGTCAGTTCATAAAGCATGGCCGCATAAGCACAGCACTGAACAAAATAATGATCAATCCACTCGCGTGGTTTTGGTTTTTTGGAAGTCTTGAAGTCAATGATCGCTAATTCGCCATTATATTCGGCAATACAATCAACTGTACCAGCAATACCTAATTGCTTACTATATAGGGAACCTTCAAGAGAATAGATATTATTTATATTCTTGAGAGTTGATTTTGCAATATTAAACAGAAACTCTGAGATTGGAAGAATGTCCGTAGGAAGATCTTCATTTTTCAGAAAATACTCAGTAAGAGTATGCATATCCGTACCACGACTTGTTGCAAGTTTTGTGATACGGTCTGCTTCCTGATCACCAACTTTCTTCCGCCACTTCACAAAGATTTCTTTATTGAAATGACTTGTAACAGAAGTGATGGAAAAAAGTTTTAGAATCTCATCTTCATCAGGAACTTTATAATATCGAATACCATCTATAGTCTCCCGTTCAAGTTTTGGGAGAGTCAAATCAACATGATTGAACATTAAAATCTCATTCTTCCTTTATTATAACACATTATTTTGTTTTTTTAAACTTCTTTCTAATGCCCTTTGTCTAATTTTTTCGATTGTTTCTGGTGAATGTTTTTTTCCATACATAGGATTATTTTCTCCATTTACATCGTAGTGATTTTCACTAATTCTTTTTTTAGTTTCATCACTAAGGGTTTTTCCAAGATGTTTTTCTCTAATTTTTTCTTTGGATTCTTCAGATAAAACTCTACCAGCACATCGTTTATTTCCTTTAGATGCCTCACTCATCTTTCTTTTGGTTTCATCACTATGCTTTTTACCATACATACCAACTTTTTTCTCTTTATGAAGTTGTTTAACTCTTTCAGAGCATTCTTGTCGATATTCTTCGGTCGCTTCCCAACCAAAAATTCCATCACCACCATCAGTTATATTATAACCATAAGGAACTTTACTATTATACTCCTTAATATAATACTGTTCCAATTCGTATGCTCTTCCAGCAGTATCAACTTCTTCAATCAATTCAATAGAAAACTTATCTTCACCATATTTTTTGATTGCTTCAGTTAAAAGAAATCCCCTTTTGGTATGTTGATAAAATCTTTCAGTAATGGAAAATTTGGTTATTCCGACATACTGTTTTTTATTTTCAAGATTGGTAATTAAGTAAATATTATAAGACATATTAGTTCGTGATACTTACAATTATTTATATAAATTGGAAATTGCACGAACTAATTATATCATACTTCAACTCCAGTTTCAGATTTAGCAATAAGATATTCTTTAACAAGACCTGATCTGCATATATCTTCAATACCAAATTCAATAATATCAACTGAAGGCATCGCTCTCAAAATTCTCATAAAATCAACAATTCCATTACGGTCATTAGTCTTCTGTAGGTCTGACTGAGTAGCATCTCCACAAAACATAATCTTAGAATTTTCGCCAACACGAGTAATGATTGAATCCAGTTCGTGCCCTGAAAGATTTTGGAATTCATCTACAATCACAATCGAATTGTCAAGTGTAGTTCCTCTTAAGAATGAGGTGCTCCAGAACTTAATAGTTTCCTGAGATTTAAGATTACCATAAAGCATCTCAAACTCGGCATCAGAAGGCATCTGGAACATATACTTCACCATATTCTTATAAGGAATCTGATAAATGTCAGATTTGTCATCATAAGAACCGGGAAGGAAACCAATTTCTCTGGTGGCAACTAAAGAACGGACCAGATATATTTTCTCATATGGAGTTCTTTCATCAAGAACTTCACGGAGAGCATTGTAAAGAGTGATGAAAGTCTTACCCGTTCCTGCACATCCATAGGCAACAAGGTGCTTACCTTCTGCATATGCATCAAAAAGTTTTCTTTGATTGTCTGTAAGTGGGTCAATATCTAATAGATATTCACTTCCTAGTGCCTTTTTTCTTTTTGGTTGGCGGCCAGCAAGATCTGGACCGGTTTGTTGCTCATTTGATCTTTTTCTTCTTGCCATTAGATTTTTTTGACTGTTGATTTAGGAGCTTTGCTAGCTTTATAAAGTACATCATTCCATCCTGGATTTTTTGCGATGAGTTTATCTTTCCACTCACCAACTTCCCCAGGACTTGCGGATCCTTGTGACCAATCCCTTTGCCATTCGGGATTGTCCCGATACCACTGTGTGATGTCATGAACGCTCATTTCAATCACTTTAGTCTCACCAGTTTCTTTATGAATAATCGGATAAATTGCCATCGTTTATAATAATGTGTATGGTTATTTATTTAAGAGTTATGATGTCCATCTAAACGCATTTTATATGCAAGAGTAACTCTAAAATCTTGAAAATCTTTTGAGAGTGATTGGGAAAAATGTGGGATCATTCCAGGAAAATAAACTCCTCTTGCTGGGCGGGGGTAAACCGTCATGGTTCCATCTACGGTTTCAAATACTGTACCACCAGACCATTCATCTTTCCATTCAGAATTGCAGTAAATTAATAATGTTCTTCCTTCTGATGTATCATAATCTTGATGGTAATAACCTTGTTGTCCAAAAGTTGCTCCATTAAAGTAACATCTATCTAAAATTACATCTTCGTTAAATAAATTTTTAATAGTTGTTTTTATTTTCCCAAATAGATAATCTCTAAAATAATCATCGTTAGTAACTTCCAAATTCCAAAATTTTTTAGATTCACTTTCTTTATCACTAAATCCTACCAATTTCCAACCAGGAAAATCATTATTGTTTGTATACTTGAAAATAATATTTAAGACATCAGAAAAGTCTTTTTCATCTAAGAAATTTTGTATGGCAATTGGTTTCATTTTTCAAGTCCACTTAATAGATTCTGATACTGTTGGAAATTGTTCGACAAATATTTTCTTAAACTCTTTTACAATCACTTTAGTCTCACCAGTTTCTTTATGAATAATCGGATAAATTGCCATTTGTCAAAATAATGTATATGATTATTTATTGCATCCATTCAAGAGCAGATGAAATAGTTGGAAATTGCTCTACAAATATATTCTTACAAAAATTTGCAATCTCCATGTGCTCGGATTGAGTTCCGTGCCCCGCTCTAAGGTCGATATAATGAATCCAGGAGCGAATACTCCCACTCATATAAAGACGTGTCATAGTCGCTTGTGGAAGCACGAAACGAGCACATTCTTTGGCAACACCCTGAGCAAGAAGAAGATTGTAAATATTCAAACTCTCTTCAAAATGCTTTTTGATCATCAAACTCATAGTTTCTTTTAGATCACTTCCAAGATCATCTGTACTATTTTGTCTATTTTTTGTATCTTGTCTCCGCAAATCAGGTATAGGAATTTCAAGTTGAAGTTCTGTACTATCGGCATACCTCTGACTGAATTGCTGAAAAGTAAAACTCCTATGCCTGAGGATTTGCGTAGCAATCGCAAGCGAGGTATTAATCTCAACTGTAAGGAATGCATGTTCAAAGATGCTCCAGTGTTGATT